CAAAACGGAAGAAAGGGTCTTGAGCTATTGCTAACTCAGAAACTCTACTTCCGAAATTATATCGTCGCCTAAGATCACCGGTACTTAAACCAGAACCGGCGGGTGACGCGGCAGAAGATTCAGTCCAACCTGAGACATCCCCTATTTGAAAAAGGTCAGCCATTTCGACTTCTCCTAGTTATTTAAGTTTAGCACTTAGAATTAAATTCCAAATGCTTCGTCTAGTTTCTTGTCAATCCCTAAGATGCTATCGAATAAAACGTCTTCTTGGTTTCTGTCTACGCTTTTGCTTCCAGTATCGGATAAAGATGTAGGCTTTTGCCTAACATTTTGCATTTGTTCTCGCATATCGTCTCTGGTTGCCCTAGCGACATTCATATCGCGTTCTTCACGGTTTTTAAGATAATAAATATCCTCAAGCGACAATGGTCTGCTCTTTGCAAACTCAACTAAATTGTCATAATCGTCATCACTCATCTCAAACTTGCCACGAAAAGATTTTTCCTCTTCTCTCTGTTTGGCTACGAGCTGCTCCTGACGCTTGTGTCCACTTAATCTCCTATTGACAGCCTCATCGACCACTGCTCCAAATACTTTAGCAGAATCTGAAGACGGGTCTTTTATAGCTTCATCACCATCAAATACGAAATCCTCACCAAGATCAAGTTTATCCTGAATGCTCTTCGGGGTTTGACCTCCACCCTCAAAATAACTCTTCGTGTGTTGAATTAAATTGGGGTCATTTTTATAAGCATCAAGCAACGGCGTATATGGTTCTAATTCCTTTAAACGCTTGTTAAGACGTTTAGC